CAAATGGGCACTGATGAATGTTTGTTCAAGAAATCATATTAATGATGTTGAATTGTTGAAGGAAAAAATCTATAACATTAAGCGGGAAGTAGATAGAAGTATATGAAAACCAAATGGATAGTTGAAAATATTACCAGTGAGCCAAGTTACTTGGAACTTGTTGATGCCATCAAGAAGGAGGGTGGTGAAGTCAAAGAAATCAAAGGTGATTTCAAGTATGATGATTTGAATGGATATGACTCAGAGTATCCTGTTATGTTTTTTGGGTCTATTGAGATGACAAACACGGCGTTTAGGCAGATGCCTGGATGTTATCCAGTTGCTTATTGCACTCAAGCCAACTATCTTTGTACCAAGTATATGTCTCATTATGGGAAGTATCTTTTTAATGACAAATATGCCATTATATCTTTAGCAGAATTACACCGACGAAAGTTCTTCTACTATGGAGTATTTGGGACTGAGGCTCTTATTTTCATACGACCTGATAGTGGTCAAAAACCATTTCAAGCTCAACTCTTGGACCTGTTGGACATTGATCGTTTTTGTGATACCAACAAACATATTGAGCATGAGTTGGTAGTGGTTAGTACGCCCAAGACGATTCGTGGGGAATGGCGGTTTGTCGTGTCAAAGAAGAAAGACATTATTGCTTATTCAACGTACCGGTACCAAGGTCAAGTTACCAAGATACCTGGTGCTCCGCAAGGAGCGATTGATTTGGTCAAAGAGATGATGGAAATAGGTTATTATCCAGATTCGGTATTTGTGATGGATGTTTGTGAGGATGGTGATGGGAAATATTGGTTATTAGAACTTAACTCGTTTTCTTCTGCTGGACTTTATGCTTGTAATAAGACTGAGGTAGTAAGGAAAGTATCTGCTATTGCCGAGGAAGAATGGGCGGTTTGGCGTAAAAACTTTACCTATGCAATAGGTTGATAGGTGATATTTATACTTTGAAACTATGATTTCTTTTTCCAACATATTACAGCGGGTATTGACTGAAAGAATGTCATTCAAAAATTTATATGACCGCAGTGACCCAGCACGAATTGCACGATCAAATGACGTTAGTGTAAGGCCCTTACGAGTAGAAACGATGGATGGGGATGAAGCCTGGACGTTTTCGTACAAGTCAAGTCCTTCTACTACAGGGCAACGATGGGATGGATATGTTAGATTTTTCAAGGAAGACGTTTCTTCTAAAGAGAGTGCGGGTGAGTTGGATTGTATGGTAGATTGTGAATGTCCAGACTATCGGTACCGATGGGCTTATGCCAACACCAAACAAGATGCTTCGGTGGTTGGAGGAAATAGTTGGAGTGGTTGTATCAATAGTCCTCCTGACAAAACTAATCCAGAGCAAATCCCCGGTATGTGTAAGCATTTGATTTCTTTGGGGGAATATTTGAAAACGAAATTGGAACCAGATGCTCCAGAACCAGAAGATACGCCTGAGCGTCCAACCTATCATCCTACAAAAATTCAACCGAAAGTAAAAGCAAAAGTTACTCCTACTACTCCTCAAACATCTGATGCACCCAACCCAGAAGACTCGTATTCGGATAGTAGAGAAGGTGGGACATATTCAGATAGTCGTGGAGGATTACAAGAGCAAGGTAATCGTTTAGTTGAACGCATGACTTCTTTTGTACGAAGTACTCCAGTCTTTGATGTACCGTTACGTGAGATTAGTGAATCTATTTTGTTACGAGAAGGATACCAGCGGGGTGAGTGGTGGATTGACGAAAGTGGAAGTACTGTCTTTGCGGATGGAGACGTGGGTGATCAAAACCACGAAGCTGTAGTCATTCAAAACCTTGTTCACGAAATACTTTCTCATTTTGGAATACACGAAGATGAACCGGGCGAACTTTCCGCCTATGAAGATACCATCAGAGATAATCTCATAGATGATGAACGCCTTTCAGAGGAAGAGTTGAAAGTGTGGAATAACGAAAATGTTCGTGGTGGGGGAGGTCCCTCTGAGATCATTATCAAGAGACTTCTTGAAGATGGTACCTATAAAGATCAGAAGCAAGCCGAGGATGCGGTGTATATTGCCTATGGTAGTAGTTCCCGTGATGCTCGTAACTATGCTATGAGATATTGGCGATGGAAAATAATGAAAAACTATGCGGGGAATCTTGAAATCAGTACGTGGGAACTAAAATCTGAAGATTTAGGTATTATTGTGCGTGGGGTATGGGAGATTATGGATGACTATGAAGACGATGAACCAGACCCAGAAGATGCGGGTGAGATTCCTGGCCCTAAAGTAAACGTCACCGTTCAATCAAGTGGTAAACGATTTACCGAGATTCCATTGGCGGCGATGGAAAAGAAAATGCCTGCGGCATTGCATCATTATCAAAGTGGTGTTCACGTTGGTTACACTGAAACCATTACCGAAGATTTTCATCACCTTCACAAAGAGTATCGTCTTTATGAAGGACACCGCAAGATTGTAGCAGTGTTTGAGGATAACAGTCGTTTATCATTTGAAGTTCATTTTCGTGACAAGCATAAAGAGGATCGGGAGAAATGGAGAAGGAAAGCATTTACCAAATGGAAATCGTTGGCCAGTGAAATTCATGGAGATGTCCAGTTGTCCGATGCAATGAATCCTATGCAAAAATCATGGAAACAATCTTTCAAAGAAGCATTGAAACATCCTGAGTTACAAGAGTTTATTCGCAACAAACCCCATCAAAAAGTGTTTGATGACAAAAATGTTGCTCCGTGTATTGATCCAATCAACTTCACCCCGAGGTAAGTTACCTTAGTTGATTGGATCAATATGAGTTATCTACAATGTTTGTATTGACACTGACGGGCGGAGAAGGTATGTCGGTATCCTTTTGAAGATTTGGATAGTTAGCATTGCGCCATTTTTCACGATTCTTATCTAACTGGTCCATGTTGTAATCAGTTGCTACGACTTCGGTGCCCAAAATCATTTTCTTGGGGGTCAAGTATTTCTTGGTCGTCATTTGACGCTTTTCAAGCTTGGTGAAAGTATCAGGTAAAATGTATCCATGAGTTATTAAATCAAACTCGGTTTTTACAACCCGATCTTCATTGTCTTGAAGTTCTACTGTGTGACCAAATGAATCTACTTTAGTGCGGAAACGAAAACCTTTTTTGCTTCCCCAGTAATCTCTGGTGTTAAACTGGATGGCTTCCACTAGCTTGTTCATTTGCTCCACATACTCCGTCCAAACAATAAAGTGGTAAGTCAATACCATATGACTTGGAATAACTACACTATACACATCATTGATGGGAGCATTTTGTCCCGCAAGTACAGCAAACTTGGTGTACTGGTTCTTGTGGGAATAAAGTTTCATTACAGACACATCCAAATAACGATTGAAAAACTGAAGCGAAGCATCTTTTTCGGAGTTTGTTCTTTTCAGAATCATTGCGGGCAAGATTAACTTGCCCTGTTTATCACGGATATGTCCATCTCGTTGTGCCGAAGTCCATCTTTCGGGTGAACCATAGAAAATAGGCACTTTGACTTGTTTACCTGCATCTTCAACTTGTAGTTGCATTTGTTCCAAGTGAAACAGGATAGTTTCATCAATGTCATAGAGACTGATGGTAAAGTCCTTTTGAGTATCTGTATCCCGACGTACTTCTTTTACCCGACTGCCTTCATCTGTTGTATTGAGACTCTTTACGGCAGGATCAGTCGTAATCATCTTTTCAGAACGATTGATTGGTTCCTGCGTTGAATTCGGAACCGGGTTGTTTATGTTACCTTTCCAAGTAGGCATAAATGTTACGTCTGTCGTTGCACCACATCCACTTTACTAAGACGGGTGTAATGCGTATTGACTATGATTGAGAATGATTTGTCATCCTGACCACCCAAAAACTGCTCTTGTACAATGTCATCCATTTCGTGATAACGCTCATTGAAGAGCACCAAGTCTCCAGTTTGTGGGAAAAAGTCAAGCTTCTGCAAATCCTTTTCCAAAAACCTGAAAGCCACATTCTGTTTACGGTCTGGGCCAAAGTCATCGGCATCCGTGGCGATTTCAGCACGGTCAATTAGAGCAACCACATCAATGCCAGGATAGTATTGTTTACCGACACTTGCTTTACTTTCACCGTAAATGTTGGTATTGGTCATGTCAGCACACATCTTAAAGATAGTTACTTCGGTTTGAATAATATCGCCCAGTAACTCATCACTGATGGAAGTAATGAACTCAACGTCTCGCTCCGAGAAATATTTGCCTTTAAGTCCCATATTGATTATTTACTTCGGTGCATTTGAATCAGTTCTTGAGCCAAACTTACAATTTTATGAAGTTCCATTTTTAATCCAGTGGTACGTTCAAGCGTTGTAACTGTTTGAAGTATTTCTTTCGCAATCTGGACTTCACGAGATTCTTCTGGGTTGGACATATCATGTTCTGGGTGGTCTTCCGCCGAACTTTTTTGAGCCATCCTATGTTCTGGATTTTCTGCGGATAGTGTACTAAAATCATTCTCCTTAACAAACTTCTGTTCCGCTTCATTATTAGCATATCCAAACTCCAACGCCAGTTCTTTTGCTTCTTGCAAGGCACACTTTCTGGCCTCGGTGATGTCTTTAATGTATCCAAGTCCTACGTTTTGAAGACGAGAATACGGAATCTCACTTCCTGCCGAAGAAAATACTTTCTTAAGACCTTCACGCACATTATTTGATTCCGAAAGAATACTTTCGGTAAGTAGTCTAAACTGATTTCCGCTGACGTTTTCGAATAGTTTCATAGTTTTTATCCAATGTAGATGCACATAGGTACTCGTTTCAATGACTCTTGCATCTGTTCAGCCATTGCTGCCTGTTTTTCCATCTGGTTAAATCGTCCCGATGCCTCAAGCATTTCTTTCAGTGTATCTAACAAACGTTCTTTTGTTTGTTGGGCTTCTGAGCGAAGTTCGGCTCCATCCAAAGTTGTTTCACCACCTGGGATAGGAAGTGTCATGTACTTTTGGCGAATCGAACCAAGGATTTCTTTGCAGTTTGTCAAAAAGTAATCACGAATCCATTGTTTACCAGGGTCGTTGATATCCATATACGAATGGTTTTTGTATGGAATATTTGAAAAGTCAGAGGCTACTTTGGTTCCTGCTGGGGATAAAGACCCACTTTCAAACACTGCATTATCATTAGTATATTCAACCCATACCTTGTACCCATAGGTTGGGATAGGAAACAATCGCAACTTGTTGTTAATCAACTGGAAAGAATACTGACTCTTACGTACCATATCGTTGAATTCTATTGCTTGCATACGAAGCAAATCTTCAAAAATTGGGGTCATCAAAAACTGTACGGCTGGTGAATAAGCACCAAATCCAAGTTCTTGGAGAACGTTGGAATAGCTCATACCTGTCATTGAAAACGGATCATAGATACGTGCCGATGCGGGTGGACGCTCGTGGAAAATACGACGAATCGTAATGCGATTACAACTTTCGGTTACATTGGCAATAAGAGCATTCAAATCATAGTCTTGAACGCCTGCTTGTACTGTAATAAAAGTTTTTTTCCAATCTACGTTTCCTCCAGTTCCCGCTTCAGTTCCATAATCTTTGGCAAGGTTGGTAAGATATGGAAGTCCAGTTCCAGTTATTGCTCGATCTTGTAAATTCGTCATTGAATCAATACGTTGCCCCTGAAGAGCAAACATATTGTTAATCATATTGTACTCGTTGATTTTGGCATTATAGACGTTACATGCCTCCTCAAACGCAGCATAGAAGTGAATATCAATTATTTCAATCGCCACTGAAGGGTATCCCAGTCGACGTGCCGCCCAAATCATAGAGGCATAACAATCGGCTTGGAACGATGTATCTGCGTCGTATGTACCAAAGCAAGTGTTGCCGGCGACTTGGGAGCCACTTCCGGGAAATCTAAATCGTTCTTGATTTGAAACGGCCATAGAGTATAGTTAATAAAGGTTTCTGTCTCTAATAAATATAGCGAAACTTGACCTTAGATGCCGATATTTATTTATGTCTTGTACCCTGCTCGTGTGGGTATGTACATTTTATGTCGCCAATGCTTGATTACAGATCATTTTTCCGTGAAGAAGACCCAGATGCTCCCCGGGAGTACTGGGGTGATAAAGCGGCTGGATGCATTTTCATTGCCAAGGACACGGGACGCATTTTGTTGGCTCATAGAAGTGATCGGGTTGATTACGAACCAAATACGTGGGGGACTTGGGGTGGAAAAATAGATATGGACGAAACTCCCAAACAAGCCGTCGAACGGGAAGTTGAAGAAGAAACGGGGTTTAATGGAAGGTACAACATCTCCTTATTATATGTTTACAGAGACGGAGATTTCAAGTATAATAACTGTTTGGTCATTGTCCCGTTTGAGTTTAAGCCACAACTGAACTGGGAAAATGATAGTTCGGCGTGGGTAGAGTTTGGAGAGTGGCCAACTCCATTACATTTTGGTATGACGGCTTTGATTACTCACGCTGGATCTAAAATCCAACATGTAGTGGATACTATAAAACAGCGAAAGAAAAATATGATGGAATCCTTGGATGCTCCGCCAGCTATAGTTCAATCTGCTCACGAGTTTTCTCCGAAGTTTATTGACTATATGAAATCGGTCGAAAATGCAGGAAAAGTTGGGTTTGAAAATGGTAAATGGACGCCTCATATATCACCCGAAGGTGGTCTTCCAACGATTGCTTATGGACACAAGCTCAAAAAAGGAGAGGAAAAGAGATTTGCAGGTGGATTGAGTGATGGTGAGGCAGAGCGTTTGCTGAAAAAAGATTTGGCCATAGCCAAAGCAAAGGTTTATTCAGACATCAAAAAAATGTTTGATGTTCAAATACCACTGGAAGATTATCAAGAGGAAATGCTAACGGATTATGCATTTAATCTTGGGTCACTAGAAAAGTTTCCGAAGTTTGTGAGGGCGGTGTTAAACAAAGACTGGGCTACCGCCAAAAGAGAATATGAGCGATCTTACAAAGATGCCAAAGGAGTAAGACAACCTCTTCAAGGACGAAATGATATATTTTTCAGAACTTATTTGAAACATTTGAAAGAAACGATTTGCTTGAAAAAGGCGCAGCAGATAAAGGAAGACTTGAATAACTACGAAATAACTAAGCAGGGATTGGTAGATGATGGCATTTATGGCTATGAAATCAAGTCCACGCATTCCTATTTGAGATATGGGTTTGAGCCGACTAGTCGGGCGTTCTATCTTTACAATATTGGTACCTTAGACCCAGACGAAAGAAACAGAGGATATGCCAAAGCTATTTTGGAGTTTTTCTTTCAAATGATACAAAAAGCGGGTGGGACATTACACATTGATAGTTATACTGCGTCGGGTGAGAGGTATATTAAGCACATTGTAGATCGTCTATCACAACAGTATAAGGTGCGATTGGTATGATTAAGCTCAAATTATTGATATGTGAAGGTAAGCAAAAACTAATTGTTTATCACGGCACTGGTTCACGATTTCGTAAGTTCAATTTGAAGAAATCTGCTCAAGGAATTATATGGTTTACATCCAGTAAAGAGAATATAATCAATGGAGACCTTGGGGCCGCAGGTAAAGGATTCATCATTACTGCTGAAGTTACTTTTACAAAGGCAGCGGGATGGAGAGAATATACCGACCTTGGATTTTGGGAATTTGAGAGAAATGGGTTTGATGGAGCCATATTACCAAATGACCACGGGTTTGATTGTTTTGTAATGTCGCCGACTCAAATTAAAATTTTGAAGGTGGAGAAGGTATGATAAAACTTAAATCATTGATAAAAGAAGACTTTGACAACTGGAAAGGAGGGGTCTGGATTCATTATACCGACGTTGATTATTTGAAGATTCGTGAAGAGGATTCGCAATCTGAAATCTCGGGGGATCCATCGGGGATTTATATGTTTCCAGAGAAAGCAACCAAAGATCTCCGATTTCACTTTTTCAAACAGAAGAAATACAAAATGGTTATTCAAATAACCGACAACATAACCATACTTGATTTATCTAGGATAACCAAGAAGACAATTGAGGATTTTGGAATGGATGTGGAACAACTTAAACAAGTGGTACATTATCCTGGCGGTCTTATTGCTAACAAAACCTCAGTTTCAATCCCCAAAGCGTTTTGGACTATTTTAAGACGCCAACAAAATAACGGTGTGGAGTTTAGAAAACTTTTGATGTCAAAAGGATATGATGCGGTTTTTGATGATGTTGGAGCAATCCATTCCAAAAATGAAGTTCAACTTTGTGTTTTTGACCCATCCAATCTTCAAATCTTGAAAATAGTGCCGAATGATTTATGATTAACTTGAAACTTTTGATGGAAGGCAAATACGACTACGGTTGTGTGATGGCACGCATTGATGAGAGTGCCGCCAACAAACTCTTTGAGTTCAACTGCAAGTTTATTCCCAACGAAGTACTTCATGAAGAAGAAGGTCACGAATATGGACGTGAACTGGTTCCGCACATTACATTGAAGTATGGGTTAACTAAAAGTTATACGGAGCAACAAATGAAGCAGATGCTTCAGAATGTTATTCCGTTTGATGTTCATATTAAAGGTGTTGGTGTCTTTGAGAATGAAAAGTTTGATGTAGTAAAATTTGACGTAGAGAGTGAAGGACTCCGGGCACTTAACGAGATGTTTAGCAAATTGCCTAACCAAGACCAACATCCTGTATATCAACCACATATGACTATGGCGTATGTGAAAAAAGGTATGGGAAACAGGTTTGCCAAGAGTATTGGAAAGTTTGCCCGAGTGCCAGTGAATCTGATAGAATATTCAGATAAGGGGATAAAGACATTTTACCCACTACAGGAAGCAAAAGGTAAAATGCCATCACAGATGTATCATGGTACTCCCAAATCGTTATCCAATAAAGTGTGGAAGTATGGGTTAATACCGGGTGGAAACCGAAGAAGGCACCCAGGATTTGAGTATGAAAATGGGGTGTATTTGACTACGGACATTGAAGTTGCTCGTCATTTTGGGCAGGATGACCGGGGGAGTGATGAGGTTGTGTTGTTGACCATTGATACAAGTAAACTTGACCCCAAAAAGGTCAAGGTTGATCCAAATGCTCCTAACTCCATCATTTACTTTGATAAAATTCCCGCAGACAAAATCGTGGATTGGAAAATCATTGAGCCGCCAAGCATACATGAAATTAAGCTTAAAGAATTTTTTGAGTCAACCGAAACTCAGCCCAATGCTATTTTGGGATCCATAAAACCAAATGGAGAAGTTGTTGGAGTGGACAGTACAGATGACTTGGGAAGACATCCTGCATCAATGAGAGCAGATTTAAGATGGAGATACTATCCAGAAATAGAACTATTGGCTTGGTGGGAAATGCCAACTGAAGATCAAGACGTAAGAGTAAAAGATTGGCTTGGGTCTCGTGGATACCAAGTGAAAAGAGTTCATCAACTATCACAAAAAAAGTTTGAAGAAAGCAACCAAGTAGAAAACAAAAAGTTACTTATGGAAAGAGCATCAGCAAAAGATCTTGAAGCATTCCTGCGGGCAATGATTCAAGGGACGGAATGGACAGGAAAAGTGTTTCTCGTTGGAGGATTTGTACGTGATGAACTGTTAGGAAAAGAACCCAAAGACGCTGATATTGTTGTATGGAAAAATCAAGGTGGGATTGAATTCAATACGTGGTTGGCAAAGAAACTTAAAATCTACAAGGATACAAACCCAGTTAATACTTCTAACTTTGGGACATCAACTCTTCGGCTTGACGGAGTTGTTTGGAATGGGATTGATTTTACGGATGAAATGGTAGATGCGGTTATGTTCAGGAAGGAACAGTATCACGACCCAAACTCTCGTAAACCAACCGTTCAGTACACAAATGATATTAAAGTTGATGCCTCTCGCCGTGATTTAACGTTTAACTCTTTATACAAAGACATTTCCAATGGTAAAATTTTAGATCCTACCGGAAAAGGTAAGGATGATTTGAAAAATGGAATCATTCGCACTCCTATTGATCCAACTCTTATTTACACCGACGATGCTCTTCGTATGTTTCGGGCGGTACGGTTTGCTGCTCAACTTGGATTTGAGCTTTCTCCAGAAGTTGTGGAAGGTATCAAAAAGAATCTTCATCGTTTGGGTAACACATCGAGAGAACGTGTCCGTGATGAGTTAAACAAAATTCTTATATCCAAGAATCCCCGACGTGGATTAGAATTACTCCGTGATACGGGGTTATTGTCACATCTTGGGCCGGAGTTCCAACAAATGGTAGGTATGACACAAAACATTCATCATACAGATGATGTATTTAACCATACTCTAAAAGTTGTTGATCACACCAAACCAGAAGTTATCAATCGCTTGATTGCATTGTTCCATGATATTGGAAAAGTGGTAACTCGTGCCGTAACACCAAAAGGTGTACAGTTCATTGGACATGAAGACGCTGGGCTTGAGATTGTGGAAAGAATAATGACATCGCTCAAGTACCCACGAATATTGATTGATGCTGTGAAGCTTGGTGTGAGTCAACATATGAGATTAAAGGCAGGAGGGCCTGATGCCGTCAAGTTGTCAGACAAAACCCTGCGAAAGTTTAAGATTGCGTCTGGGCAATATTTGGAGCAAATTTTGGATGTAATCCATGCCGATAATATTTCTCATGCCGATGCTTCGGCGATGCCACATCAAGTCGAAGCGGCTCGTCAGCGTTTGACCGCATTGGATATCAAGGTGGACAAACCGAATCCACCAATTTCGGGAAAAGATATTATGGCGTTGGGAGTTCCAGAAGGCCCAAAGGTTGGGAAGATATTGGCGGCTATTGTAGATAAATGGTATGAAAACCCAAATATTACACGAGAGGAAGCACTGGCGATTGCTCAACAGATGGTATGATAAAGCTCAAAAGTCTCTTAGAAAACTTCCAGTTGGCCGTGAAGGTCTATGGAGATAAACTATCTCCCGAAGATGTTGAGTTTCTTACTCGTATGACTCACCAAGACCATACGTTCAAGACGATGGCAGATTTGCTCATTCAAAACAAGGAATGGGGAGATGCTGGATGGAAAGATAAAAAATGGAAAGATGCCCTAGATCAACTACAAAACTATCATAAAAATGTCTTCCCTATTACTAATTTTGACTATGATTCTGCAACTCCAGTTGTCACTAAAAAGATGATGGAGGACAGAGCGAACATTATCCGAGTTTTTAGCACTTGGCCAAAAATTGCCAAGCGAAATTTGAGAAAGGACATTGCAAGCCCTCGCTCGGAATCAGGATTCTCCAGACTCATCAGTAGGGTTGAATACATAGATGCCCATTTGCAGTATCTCAATAATCGGAGTGAGGAAGAGAAAGACGTACTTTTCAAGAAGATTTTTAGCAGTGATCATCCAACGTTTGAAGAAGTTCTGGACTTCGTAGAAGATAGACAAAACCTATTACAAGGAGGAAAGGCGTACTCGAAAGAAGGGCTGTATAAGTTGGTGGAGAAGTATGATTATGACTTGAACATTGTTTATGATAAGGGTAACATTGTAGTGGTAGATGTTACCGGACAACCGGGAATCAAGGTAATTGGTTGTAATTCTCTGTGGTGTTTCACGTATGGAAGTGAATATGGGAAAGGGGGAGAACAGTTTGATAAATATAGTCATAATGGTCATGTGTACGCTATCATCAATTTCAAAATGGAACAGACTGACCCCGACTTTATTCATATTCTAACTAAACCATTTGAACAATCTTCGGAGGATGAAACATATTTATACAATATGGCAAACGAACAACAGTATGGAAACGCCAAAGACGTTGTTCTGTGGATTGCAGGCGGGAACACATCTATACTGAATGTGTTCAAGTGGGAGGATTTCTAATGATAAAACTTAAATCATTGATTACAGAAATTGTTAGACAAATGATGGGTGATGTAAACGAGTCTTACAATTTAATTGAAACCGAATCGCTTGGTGCAACTTTGATTTGGCTGGAAAAAGATGGCACTGTATATGACACAGATGAAATTCAACACGGATTTTATATTGCTGATAATCCCGGTCGGTTTGATATAAGTCATAACTTTGTACAAAAAGTTCTCAAGAAATTTGGCGAAGAGTATGATGATGCCTCCGCTGCTTTGTGTGAAGAAGCATTCAAGCGGGGGTGGATGCGTGTAGTAAAAGTTCCTTGGAATAAGAAGATTTTCGTTGAAGGGAACGAACCAACCAAGGCACAAAAACAAGTACTAGAAAACTGGTTCTTTGAAGATAAGAGTTGGAATATTATTTGGCAAAGATGGGTGAGTTCAAAATTTGGGCCTCCTAGACCAATTGCTCTTTTTTCTCCTGAAAATATATGATAAAACTTAAATCATTGATTACAGAAATGGCAGGTAAGATTGAGGTTCCCAAAGAACCAGGTACTGTTTCTATTCCTTCCAATCATCTTCGTTTGTATCACTATACCAATGCCGACCCCGAAGTAATAAGACGAGAAGGTCTAAAGCTGTCTAGTGCTAAAGGAAACACTTATGGAGAACCCAATGCGGTATGGGCATCGTTGAAACAGCCTGGAAGATACAAGAACTATGTTGAGTTTTCTATGGCAATAGATGACCCAAGATTTAGCAAATGGGCTGGTGCGGCTCCTGATGTACAAGCGGGAGTTAGTTTTTACAAGGACCGGGGGAATGATTTTACCATTATGGGTGATATCTCCCCATCAGAGTTCATTGCGGTTCACGAACCGTGGCATCATTCTTACCGCTATATGGTAGAAAATGATTTGGTCAAGGGAGTATTGACAGGTGAATACGATTACATTACACCCGATCACCCCGATGAGTACAAAGCGGTTCAAGTCATCAAACACAACTTTGGCAAATGATTAAGCTCCAGTCACTTTTACCACTTCGGGAAGATACCACTGAGTATCCAGAGGGGCATGGGCCGGCCATTGATTTAGACCGCCTCATGTGGCATGATTCTTACTTGGACGATATTGCTGAAGAGCTTGGATACAACAACGATTTTACCAAAGTTTTCTGGTCACAGCATCACATCCCCACTCTTTTTCATTGTACCACCAAGGAGAGATACAAGCAAATCAAGGTTGAAGGTCTTAAACTAAAAGACGAGAACAGAGGAGCTACCAGTGGTAACAGTGCCGTAGGACCAGCGGTTTTTACTACTGCCGAAGACGCCGAGGTATCTTTCTTCAAAAGCTACTACGGTCCAATCGTCATTGCCATTGACGCTGCTCAGATGAAAAAAGACGGATTTATGCCTGAAGTTTCTAAAGAACCCGATTGGGAAAAGGCAGAGAAACTTGAGTTCGTATTACGAAAACTTGGACAGGAAGATGTCGAGGCAAGCAGATTTGTGGACTCTTCTGACCAGAATACCCAAGGTACAGTTATTGTTTATTCAGACATTCCTCCAAGATATTTATCTTTAGTGGAATATGACTGAAAATCTTCCTCTATTGTATAGAAAAGTGA